TCTGGTAATGTTTTATTAAAATTAACTGAAGATGGTTTACGAGTTTATAGATTAGAAAACTATGTAATTAAAAGAGACAATCAAGGAAAAGTTTTAAAAATTATAATTAAAGAAAGTTTATCACCAACAACATTACCAAAGAAAATTGCAGACGCTGTTGGTAATAAAATTACAGACGAACAAAAAACTATAAATTTATATACTTGTGTAAAAAGAGAAAAAAATAAATTTACTGTCATGCAAGAAGTAAAAGATAAAATTGTTTTTCAAACTTCTTACGACATAGATAAATCACCATTCATAGCATTAAGATTTAATAGAATAGATGGTATGAACTATGGTAGAGGTCACGTAGAAAGTTATCTTGGTGACTTAAAATCTTTAGAGGGATTATCACGTTCTATATTAGAGGGTTCTTCTGCTTCAGCAAAAATGCTTTTAATGGTAAATCCGTCAGGTACTACAAGGGCTTCAGCTTTAGCAAAAGCACCTAATGGTGCAATCATTGAGGGTAGTGCAGGAGACGTTTCAGTTTTACAAGCAAATAAATTTGGTGACTTTAGAGTAGCATTAGAAAGTATGAATAGAATAGAGCAACGATTACAGTTTGCTTTTCTACTAAATGCTTCAGTACAAAGACAAGCAGAAAGAGTGACAGCAACAGAAGTACAATTAGTTGCTAACGAATTACAAGACGCACTTGGTGGTGTCTATGGAATATTAACAACAGAATTTCAATTGCCTTACCTAACAAGTAAATTAGCTATGTTAAGGCAAAAGAAACTTTTACCTGAACTTCCAAAAGATATTGTGAAAACAAAAATTATTGTTGGTATGGAAGCATTGGGTAGAGCAAGTGATAGGTTAAGATTATTACAATTTATGTCTGACCTTGCAGGTACTTTAGGTGCTGAAACACTTGGTAAATATATTAATCTTGGAGACGCTATTAAGAAATTTGCAGTAGCAAATCAAATAGATACTCAGGGATTAATTAAATCTGAAGAACAAATCCAACAAGAAACTCAACAAGCACAGTCACAACAACTTGCCCAGTCTTTACAAGACCCTAGAGTATTAGTTGAAGCAGGAAAACAACTTAATAATTCTGGCAGTTCAGTAGGTGTAAATCCTGAAACTGGTGAAGTGTCTGTGGAAAACCAATAATAGGAGAAAAAAATGAGTACTGATAGAGTAGAAATAAACCCAGATAGTAATAATAAACCGTTAGAGCAATCTCAACAAGATTTAGCTAAACAAGGTATTAATGTAAACGAAAGTCAAGTTAATGCTAATGGTGAAAGTATAAATATTTCTGAGCCAGATAATATTACACAAAGTTCTGAACAACAAGTAAGACCTAATTGGTTGCCAGAAAAATTTAAGTCTGCTGAAGAATTAGCAAAAGCGTATGGTGAACTTGAAAAGAAAATGTCAGCACCACAACAAGAAGAACAACCAACAGAGAGTGTTGAAGAAAATACACAACCTGAAGAAGTTCAGCAATTAGATAAATACTATGATGAGTTTATAGAAAATAATCAATTGTCAGATAAAAGTTATGAAGAACTAGACGCTATGGGTTTACCTAAAGATTTAGTTGATGGTTATATTGCAGGTCAAAAAGCACTTGCAGACAATGATGTATCTGAAGTTCAACAAGTTGTAGGTGGACAAGATAACTACGCACAACTTTTAGAGTGGTCTTCTTCTAATTTAACACAAGCAGAAAAAGACGCTTTTAATGATACAATTGATAATGGTAGTACTGAACAAGTTAAAATTGCAGTACAAGGTTTGATGTCTAAAGCAGGTATGTCACCAAATAGTCCTCAACAAAATATGTTTGAGGGTAGTGTCAATAATACTAGCACTGATAGTTTTGGTTCTGTTGCACAAGTCACTGAAGCAATGAATGACCCAAGATATTCAAAAGACCCTGCTTATAGAAAAGAAGTAGAAGAAAAACTTGCTAGAAGCACGGTGATATAATGTTGAATTTTATTCTTCCTATATTAAAAAATCCTTTAACTAGATTAATAGGTCAAAAAGTTATTGGTGGAATACAAAATAAAATAGAAGAAGATAAAATAATAAAAGCTAAAAAAATTCAAGCATTAAAAGAAGTTAATGTTGCACAAGTAAATGCAAGTAATAATTCGTGGAAAGACGAATATTTAACTGTAATTTTTGGATTAATTTTGGTGGCTCACTTCTTACCATTTACACAAGATTATATGGATAGAGGTTGGCAAATATTAAAAAATGCAGACCCACTCTTTTGGTATTCGGTTTTAGCTATAATATCTGGGAGTTTTGGTATGAATTTAACTAACAAACTAAAAGGTAAAAAATAGGAGAAACTATGTACCACTCAGGTAAAAAAGCAAAAGGTAAAAAGCATAGCAAAAGTAAAAAACAACAATCTGCTATTGCTATGAATAAAAAGAAAAAACTAAAAGTTAAATAATGAAACATTCAAAAGCAAAGATAGACCCAAAAGAAAAAAATCTTTTAAGACAAGCAAGTAAAAGTCATAGTAAAAAACATATGGCAATTATGAACGCTTTGATGAATAAGGGAAAATCTTTTAAAGTTGCACACCGTGAAGCACTTAAAATTACTAAGTAGGTGGCAAAGAAAAAGAATAATCTTCTCAATAAAATAGAACACGAGACAGCTAGTAGATTTAAAAAGACTAGCCAAAGTACAAGAAGACCTAAAATGTCTTCAATGAACAAACATAAAAAGAGAACTTTTAAAAAGGCAAATAGAGGTGGAAGATAAAAAACCATTAAATAAAATAATTCGTGAGACGAAAGGTAATAAAAAATTTAAAGTTTTTGTTAAAGATGGCGATAAAATAAAGACTGTAAGATTTGGTGACGCTAATATGAGTATCAAGCGTGATGACCCTAAAAGAAGAAAAGCGTTTTTTGATAGAATGAAACCTATACTTGCTAATGTCAAAGGAAATAAAAAACTCTCGCCAGTCTACTGGTCTCTCAGGTCGTGGAAACTCGGCACGAAAATCTCGTAGAAAGAAAAAGAGAAAAATTTCTGAAGAAGAATTTTGGAAAATAATGTCCAAAAGATTTCATAAATAAACACCACTTCTCATAAGAGGGGTGTACTTATTAAAATCTAACTTAGCCACTTACGAGTGACAACTTAGGAATGAAAGTAAATAAGTTGATAATAAATAAATAGTTATAAGGAGAAAATAAACTATGGCAAACGCTACACCAACAAGACTAGGTCAAAACCTAGCAACAGGTGACGCTAATGCTCTTTTCTTGAAAATCTTCAGTGGTGAAGTATTATCAGCTTTTGGTAGAGAAAACCAAATGATGAATATGACTACTGTAAGAAATATTCAGAATGGTAAATCTGCTTCTTTTCCAGTCACTGGTAAAATCACAGCAGAATATCATACAGCAGGAAATGAGATAACTGGCTCAACTGTTAAACAAACTGAAAAGCTAATCAATATTGATGATATGCTTATTTCTTCAACATTCGTTGCTGAAGTTGATGAGCTAAAAAATCATTTTGACGTTAGAAGTATCTTCTCAAATGAAATGGGTCGTGCTTTAGCAAAAAAAGTTGATAAGCACTTACTTCAGTTAATAGTTAAAGCGTCAAGAAGTTCTGCAAATATCAGTGGTGACACTGGTGCAGGTACTGAAATAGTAGACGCTGACGCTGATACAAATATGGACAGCTTAATTGCTTCTGTATTTGAAGCTATCCAAAAGTTAGATGAGAATGACGTTCCATCAACTGAAAGATATATGGTGGTCACACCAGATATTTACTACAAATTAGCTAATGTTGATAAACTTGTTAGCAGAGATTTCTCAGCTAATAACGGTGATTTCGGCAAAGGTTCTGTAGTAGCAATCGGTGGTGTTCCAGTAATTAAATCAAACACAGCAGTAGACAGTTATGTAAACTCATCTACTGACAGTGCAACTGGACAAAACAACGACTACTTAGTGAACGCTTCAGACATTGTTGCGACTATCTTCCAAAGAGGTGCAATAGGAACTGTAAAGAGAAAAGACTTAACTCTTGAAAGTACTTATGACCCAAGAAGAATGGGAACATTAATGACTGCAAGAATGATGATTGGTTCAAACATTCTAAGACCAGAATGTGCAGTATCAATTAACAAATCATAATAAATAAATAACTACTGGCGTGGGAGACTACGCCAGTGGTCTTATAGGAGATATTAAAAATGATATGTTGGTTTTGTAAATTAAGAATAAAAATTGGTAAAAAATTTAACAAATTTTTAGATACCTTTTTACCTAAATAATGACAACAACAACTAGAACTACTGAGTTAGAAGCTGTAAATACAATACTTTCTACAATTGGTGAAGCACCTTTAAACTCACTTAGTGGTAGTTTACCTGTTGATGGTACAGTTGCTAAAAATGTTTTATCAGAAGTTTCTAGAGAAGTTCAATCAGCAGGTTGGCACTTTAACACTCACTATAAAGCAACTTTAACAAGAGATACAAATAACAAAATTCCAGTAGGAACTAACGTAGTTAGAGTAGAACTAGACCCAAATCTAGTACCTAAAGCTGATTATGATTTAGTTCAACGTGATGGTTTCTTATTTAATATGGCAAAGAATACTGACATATTTGATAGAAACTTTGAAGATGTCACTCAGGTTTTATTACTAACTTTTAGTGAAATACCTGAACAAGCAAAAAGATATATAACAATAAGAAGTGCTAGAGTGTTTCACGATAGAACACTTGGTGCAAATACTTTACATAAATTTTCACAAGAAGACGAAAAACAAGCGTTATCAATTTTAAGAAACGCTGAAGCTAGAACTGGTGATTTTACAATCTTTGATACACCAGAACAAATCTATACAATAGCAAGAAACAATAGAGGTTATTAATGCCTTTAGTATCACGAACAATTCCTAATTTAGTTCAGGGTGTTAGTCAGCAACCAGAGGTTCTAAGACTAAGTTCACAAGCTACAACCCAATTGAATGGTTTTAGTTCTGTTGTTGAGGGTCTTAAAAAAAGACCACCAACTAATTACATTGCAAAATTATCTTCTTCTTCTTTTGGTAATTGCTTTGTTCATACAATCAATAGAGACCCACAAGAAAGATATGTTGTTATTGTAAAGAATGGTTCTATTGAAGTTTACACAATTGATGGAGTTCAAAAAACAGTAGTCAATCAAACTGGTGCTTCTGCATACTTGACTTCTTCAGACCCTAAAAATGATTTTGTTTTAGTCACTGTAGCTGACAATACTTTTGTTTTAAATAAAAGCATTGCCTGTGAAATGGACACAACAACAAGTCCTGCTAAAGTAGAACAAGCAGTTTATTCAGTATTACAAGGTGTTAATAGTACACCGTATTCAATAACAATTGACGGAACTACGACTACGTTTACTTCGTCAAACACAGATACTAAAGCTATTCGTGATGGATTAAAAAGTGCAATCGGAAGTCCGTCAGGAATAACTTTAGCCAATATTGGAGACAGTAGTTTTTCAATAACTAAATCTTCAGGAACTTTAAATATATCTGCTTCTGATGGATTTGGTGATGACGCTTCACAAGTTGTAAAAGATAAAGTTCAAAACTTTTCTGACTTACCACAACCTGCAATTAATGGAATGGTTGTTGAAGTGACTGGTGACGCTTCTAATAATTTTGATAATTATTTTGTAAAATATAATACTGATTTGTGGGAAGAAACTTTAAAACCTGCAACACCAACAAATATTAAAAATACTAAATTTCCTCATATATTAATTAGAACTGCTGACGGAAATTTTAGATTTACCCAAATTGATGGCAGTAATTACACCATCAGTGGAACTCAATATGATGTTCCTGCGTTGGGTAGCAGAGTGGCAGGAGACTTAAACTCTGCACCTGACCCTAGTTTTATAGGAAAGAAGATGAATGATATTTTCTTTCATAGAAATAGACTAGGTGTACTTGCAGATGAAAATGTAATTATGTCTAGAAGTGGAGAGTTCTTTGAGTTCTTTCCTGAAACAGTGACTTCAGCATTAGATACTGACCCAATAGATGTTGCTAGTACTCACACTAAAGTAAGTATATTACAACACGCAGTTTCTTTTGATGAAGAACTTTTACTATTTTCAGAGCAATCACAATTTATGGTGACTGGTGGTGCAACACTAACAGCAAGTAATATTTCTATAAATGTGACTACAGAATTTGAAGCAGACAAAAGAGTAAAACCTGTAGGTTCAGGTTCAAATGTCTTCTTTACTTTTAACAAAGGAAACTTTTCAGGAGTAAGAGAATTTTTCGTAGCGTCTGATACAGATACAAAAAAAGCAGATGACATAACAGCAAACGTACCTAAGTTTGTACCTGCTAATGTTTTTAAACTAGCTACTTCTACTACTGAAAATATATTGATAGCTTTATCAAGCAACGAAGAAAATGCTTTGTATGTCTTTCAATATTATGTAGCACAAAATAAAAGACTACAATCTGCGTGGCATAAGTGGACTTATGGAACTACTACTTCAGATAAAATATTAAATATTGATTTTATTGAAAATACTTTATTTATTGTAAATGAAAGAAGTGATGGAGTTTACTTAGAAACAATTGATGTTTCACCTGCACTTACAGATACAGGAGAAACTTATCTTACTCACTTAGATAGAAAAATTAACAACACTCAGATTACAGAAAGTTATAACGCAGGAACAAACCAGACAACAATAACACTACCTTACACACTAAATAACACTATGAAAGTTGTAGGTAGGTCTGGTGCTTCAAATAAGGCAGGACAAGAAATTGCCACAATTAGTCAATCAGGAACAAGTATTGTAGTTTCTGGTGATATAACTGCACAGAATTTTTTCATAGGAGAGCAATATGAATTTGAATTTCAATTCTCTCAACAATTTATCCAAGTAGCTGATAGTGTAGGTAGCAGAATATCAGTCAAAGAGGGTAGATTACAAATTAGAAACTGGTCGGTTTCTTTTAATGATACAGGATTTTTTACGACAGAGGTGACACCAGTAGGGCGTAATACTTCTAACTCAACTTTTACAGGTACGGTTTTAGGTTCAGGTCTTACAGGAACAATCAATTTAGAAGATGGAGATTTTGATTTTGCAGTACAATCTGAAAATGATAAGCTAACAGTCAAACTAAAAAATAATAGTCACTTACCGAGCAACTTTATAAATGCAAGTTGGCAAGGTTTCTATGTCACAGCAACAACAAGAATTTAACGGATTTCGTTTATCTAGACACGAAGATTGCAATTACTTAGCAGACAGACTTCGTTATGAAGATAAAAGAGAAATTTTAGACGCAACAGGATTAACACCTTATGGTGGATTAATTAAATCATACGTGTCCTCAGAAGTTTGTTTTACTATTGTAGACAAAGATGATGTACCAGTAGGTATGTTTGGAGTAAGTAAACGAGGTGCTATATGGTTATTAGCGTCAGAAGAAATATTTAGAATACGATTTTCTTTCTTACGAGAAAGCAGAAAGGTCGTAGACTTTTTAAACAAACAATATCCAATGCTATGGAACTTTGTTGATTGTAGAAATGAACTACATATCAGATGGCTTAAATGGTGTGGATTTAAATTTTTACGAAAAATTAAATATGGAGTATCTCAAAAACCCTTTTATGAGTTTATAAAAATATGTGTGTAGAACCAACAACGGCACTTTTAATAGCAAGTGCAGGGTCGTCTTTTTTACAATTTCAACAGGCGAAAGCACAGCAAAAAGCCCAGTATGAAGCACAGAAAAGACAGAATGAAATTGCAAGACAAAACGCTATTAGAAGATATGCAACT